TTTACGACATAGCAGAACAGGGGCTTGCCGTTAATGGCGGCAGGAGTAGCGACCACGGCGTACTGCTGGTCGACTTGGTTGATCTCCTGATCGAACGTGATGCGCCAATTTCCTCCGCCTGCGGGGGAAACGCTCTGCACGTTGAGTGCAAAGGTTACGCTGCTACCGTTCCACTTAACGGCGGCAAGCTCTGCGCTCTTGCTGTCGGCAGAGATCGCCTCGAATTCTTCCATAAGCTCGGTGCCGCGTATGACCTTGGCGCTGTTGCCAGAGGGTAGGGCGTCCTTAGCTCGGTAATCGTATTTTGGTGTATAGGCCACTTGGCTCTACTCCTCTATAAATTGGGAAATGGGACCCCCGAAGGGGTCCCTTTAGTGGGGTCAATTAACCAGCGACCCAGATTTGAACACCACACTCAGGCCGATATACATCGAAGCCGTAGAGCGTGTCAGCCGTCATCAGGTCGGCCAAGTACTCTTGCTTGTATTGCGTCTGCGTTCTCACGCCCATCTGCTCGGCCATCACAAGTGCGTCTGTGTGGAACAACAAGCAAGGCTTCTCACCCGCTGAGTTAGCGGTCAGGTTGGTGCTGGTGTAGATGTCTACGCCATAAAGCTCACCAATCTTGCCGTTAACAACGCCACGACCATTCACGAAGTCAGACGAGACATAACGATCAATGCCCATAATCTGGTTACGTGCTGAGGGTGGGATGACCAGCTTGCGGTTTTCCATGGGAACGTCAGCATCGTCGAGCAATTGGATTGCATCTCGGAATGCTTGGTCACAGAACTCAAGCGCGTTGCCTTCAACGTGTGGGTCAGCAGATGTACCGGGGTTTCCACCCAACGAGTCAATCTTGTGATCCCAGCCGTTAGTGGCAACGATCAGGTCAGAGTCGACCTTGCGAGCCAGGGCGTAGCCAGCGTCAGAGGTGTAGAAGCTTCGCAGTGAGCTTAGAGCCTGCTTCTCTACAATGTCCTCGATCAGCTTTGAGAATTCCCAGTGCTGGTCAATGGTGATGACCTTCTCGCCCTCAGTGTTGGCGATCAAGGTGACCTGCTTCTCTGCTACCTTGCTGTTGGCGTCCGAGCGGGTCGGCATTGGGATGTGGATGGTGTCGCCTTTCTTGCCCTGCATCTTGATCGACTTAACCAGCGGCTTCATTACGATAGACTTCTCGTAAGCTGCGATGATTTCGTCAGACCAGATCGCTGGGATAAACGTCTTGGCGGTTGCTTTTGTTACTGCGGACCCTGTGGCCCATGCGGCGTCTAATGCCATGATAATACTCCTAAAAGGTTAGTTAACCCCGGACCCGACCCTCGGCGTAGGCCGCCATGATCTGGTCCTGCATTGCTTCGTATTGCTCGGGGTCGTTCTTCATAAGTCGGCGAATCTGAGGTCGAGAGAAAATCCTCCCAGACCGTTGGCCGTCCGGATTGTTGCGAGATGAGCCCGTGTTGGCGCCCTGTAACGCGGTTTTGCGAGCCTGAGCTGAAACGTTCTGGCTCGTCTGCGCCGTATTTCTGATCTGCTTGAAGGTGGAGAGCAATTCGTCAGCCGCCTCGACTGACATGCCTTGGTCCGCCTCCCTGTAAAGCCGTTGCCGTACCGGGCTAGCCTGTACCCACTCACCAAACTCCTGGGAGGACAAAACCTCCTTGAGGTCGGTGTGCTTTGACTGGAGCTGCGCTACGCCTTGGGCCTTCTGCATTTCAACTGCTACGGCTTGAGCCTGCTGCAGAACCGGGTGGTTCTGGATCTGGCGATCAACCGCGGTCTTGGGGTCAACGAAGTAGTCGACCTCCTCGGGTGCGGCCTGCTGGGGCTCGTTTTGTGATCGTGCGGACGTCTGCACAAAGTCATCGAACACCTTACGAAGCTCACCGATTTCGTTACCTTGGCGGCCTATGTGCTTCTCGGCCTCTTGGTGCATCTGGGCAATTTGCGCCGCAGACTTGCCTCGGTACTTTTCGGGTAGTTGCTCCTCGTGCCCACCACCTTGGGGCTCCTGAAATTGCTCAGCGGCTTCGGGTTCTAGTGCTGCCACTACCTCCTCGTCGCTGGTCAGGGTTTCTCCCTCGTTAAGTGGTACCTGTACTTCGTCGTCCTCAATCCATGTTGCCATGTCATCCGCTCCTAATAGGGTTTATCGGAATAAGTAATAAACGGCTCGGATGAGCCGCAGGTGTCCGGTCCCAGAACGGGGTTGCCGGTTAGTTAATCAGCCGGGTTAGTGGCTGACGCGATCCTCGTCGTACTGCGCCTCGGTGGCCAGTACAGCGCTCTCATAGCCGGCAATGGCGCGTAACGCCTCCAGCCGGCCCTTTACGTGGAAAAACTCGTCAGAGGTCGATGCGGCGTCGAGCGTTAGCGTCTCGATTAGGCCCTCTACCTCCTCCATGAAGTCCTTCCACCCCTCGGTCACAAACATGCCGCGGGCGTGGTCAAATGTATCTTGCTCGTCCATTACGCTGTGGGCTCAACTGATTTGTTGGCCACCTTGCGCTTGGGCTCGGTGCGTCCGTTGTCCTTTGCCTCGAGGGCGTCAACGCGCTGGTATAGCTCCTTCAGCAGGTTGTTAACCTGCGTCAGCGCCTCGTCTAGTTGTCTGGTTGTTACGTGCATCTACTGCTCCCTCTCTAGTGTCTCTATTAGGCCGCCTAATGAGTTGGTAAGCGCCTTCTTTAGTCCCGCCACTGTTTTCTCATTTGACAGCGCCGCCTGAATGTCTCCAAGCGCCTCTGCCAGCGCCTTGGTCGATACCGTGCCAGTTAGACCAGACCCGTCGCCCACAAACTTGTTGGCTGTCACGGTGCCGGTAAACTCGGAGTCGGAGCCGATCTTTGCGCCAATAAAGAAAGGGTCTCTTAGACTGGTGACCCATAGCTGGTCGCCAAAGTATTCGATGGTGTTGCTGCCTATGTCATTAAAGAATGAGTCACCACCTGACAGCGCGTCCACTTCATCTTTACTGTAGACGCTAAGGCTAGAACGCATACCCGCCGCGTCGTTCTTCTTTATGCCGTTAGTAGATTGCTCACCGCCAGAGAGGAACCATGTGTCGGCCGTGTTGCTTGAAATGTTATGGGAGAATGTTATGTTTTTAACAGTGACTTGGGTGAACTTGGCGTTACCGTTATTGTCCCTAAGAGCCAGCGTGTTCGGCGTCCAATCGTTAGTCATCTCTGGGAGATCAATCTCGCCAGACTCAATAGACTCTAGCTGCTCAACAAACCAACGGTTTACCTCAAGCTGATTCTTTAGCTCTGGGATATTCTCCGTGCTCTTGTATCTGCCTTTGGCATCGCGGAATACGATGTCACTTCTCGTTTTTACTTGATCCGTTGTGACTTCAAACGATCCCGATTCGCCACCGCCCGATGATCCGCCGCCAACCTTGTAGTGGATCTGCGTCTCGCCGGGGAGGGGCATGTCCAGCGTGTAGACCTCTCCGTCGGTCATCGTGACAATGATCGCACCGTCACCGTCTTGGATGATGTCCTCGATGCCTACGCCGTCCTCACCGCACGCGCCGTCGCTGCCGTCGCTGCCGTCTTTACCGGGCTTGCCCTGCTTACCGTCGTTACCCTTGGGACCCTGCCTGCCGGCAGGTCCTGAGTCACCCTTGACGCCACGCTCTCCCTTAACGCCCTGAGCGCCGTCCTTGCCGGGCCTAGAGGCGGCCGCAGACTCTGCGATCTCCTTGCGGATGAGCGCGATGACTGTGACTAGGCTGAGACCTTCGATAGATGTGCTCATTGCTGAGTGGGCTCTCCGGGTGTGGGCTGCTGTGGCTGCTGTGGCTGCTGCTGCATCATCTGCTGCAGCATCTGAGCCTCTTGGGCCTTGTTCTGCATGGCTGCGCGGCGCTCCTCAAGCTCTACCGCTAGGCGCTCCTCCTCCATGAGCATGCGTCCAAGCTCAATCTTGTCCTTAAATCCCACATCGACCTGCCCATCCTTGTCCACGTCGCTGTACTTCAGGTATGTCTCCTTCGGCAGTACCTCGGCCTCAACGGTGTACTTTTGCGCCCTAGAGGCTGATTCCGCCGCCTGAGCACCCAAAAGGGCCGTTTGAGCCTGCTGGAGGGCCATTTGGGCCTGCTGCTGGGCCTGCTGGGCCTGCTGAGCCTGCGGATTTGGCTGGCTAGCTTGGTCAATTGTGGCGATGATTTCGTCCCTAGATCCGACGTTTAAGTGCTCAATAATGGCCTTAACGATGGCCCCATGGGCCGGTGTGCCGGGTTGCTGGGTCTGCAGGACCTGTGCGAGCTGCCCGACCTCATATTCACGCGCCACAACCCCTAAAGAGCTGATAACGGTGAATTTGTAGTCCTTGACGGGGTATTCCTCGGGCGCAAACTGCATATAGCGGCACGCGGCCTTCTTAATCATGGGCTTGAGGAATTTATCTTGGAAATTGACCAAGGTTCGCTTCTGACGCTTGATAACAGCGCCCAAAGACATGGCCACACCGCTTGCGGTGGCCTCAGAGCCCGGATTCTGGGCCATTTGGGCCCCGTCAACGGCTCCGGTGGCCTGCTGGACCATGGTTTGCAGCTGCTGGGACTGCGCAAACGTCACCTGAGACAGCTGGCCAAAGTTAAACGGCATAATGGCCTGCTTTGGGTCGCCGTTGGTCAGGATCATGCGCCCTGGGCGGACCTCCATCTTGCTGCCTCGGGGTATTCGCGTCGAATCCACCGCCATCATGGGGTGGGTAGTCAGCGCGAGCGCATCAATCCGGGCGCGAAGCTCCGCGTCGAGGGCCTTTTGCGCGCTGTAGCCCTTCTCGCAGACGCCACGGCCCCAGAATCGTCCGGGAACGGTGTCCCAGGCAAAGCCGACCACCGGCCGGTCTTGGGTCATGTAGGGGTTAACAGATGCCTTGAGCACCGTGCCGCCGTTGGCGATCACAACAACCGCCTCCTGATAGGCGGAGTCAGTCTTCAGCTCCATCTCGTCGACGCCTTGGTCGAGGAGAAGCTCTCTAGGGACCAGCCCGTAGTACCTGATGACCTTTACGCGGTCGGCGGGTTGGTCAACAAGCGTTAAATCAACCTCGAGGTCCATGTCTGCCGGATCTGTCTGGATAAATTCGTCGCGGTACACCCCTTGCTCCTGCAGGATCTCTACCTTGTGCAGGGGGACAAACTCCTCAATGGCAACGCCCAGGGCGTCGTCTATGGACGTCGCGCTGGGGTCGATCAGGAAGTTGCGGGGCTGGATAGGGATGAGCTTAACAAGGGGTCGCTGCTTCTGCGTTACCCCAAACTCTTGGTGTACCTCGTCGAGCTGCTGCGTAGAAGGCACCAGCTCTGTGTGATCCTCGACAACCATCTCAGCAATGCCCGTGCCAAACACCGCGGCGTTGAGCAGCACCTCACCAATAGAGGGGCGCACCTGTGCCAAGTCAAAGTCCTCGTGGAGCTTCTCCCTCAGAAACGCAACGTCTCTGGGGTCTTGGTCTTGGGCGTCGTCCTTCATGTCAAACAGCTTGTCGCCCTGAAAGGTTGCGGCCTCGATCTCAGCGACGGAGGACTCGACCGCCTGCTGTAGCGCAGGGGCAATTAACCGGCACCGCTCGGACTCTCTTGTCTTGTCCTGCTCGGCCCACTTGCCGCGCCAGAGGCGGTAGTACTCGTCGTGCAGGCTCTCAAAGTTGCTGGTGTAGTGGTTGCGCCACTCGCGACACTGCGTAGCCACCCACTCGCCGAGGTCCTGCCCAGAGGACAGGTGCTCGATGTCGTTTAGTTTTTCCTGAAACATAGGTTCCATAAGTTAGTATCCCATTGCCATGTCTTCGGGCTCCCAGTCATCGGTCACGATGTCCTTGTGGTATGACTTCTGATACAGCTGGTCAATGTAGGCCAGCGAGTCAATCATGTCGTCGTGCGCGAGTCGGCTAGGGAACATTATGGCCTCGTCGATAAAGTCTGCGTTCCAGTCGCCTTTCTTTAGGTGGATCATTCCGTGCTGGCTCTTGCCCTGCAGCGCCCAGAGGATCCTGTCCTCCTTCTTCTGGTTTCCGTGGGAGAGCAGCTCTATGTTGAAGATCCGGTTTTCTCTCCGCATCTGGTCGGCAAGAGGCTGCATAACCGCCTGCTGAGCGAGTCCCTTCTCGATTCCAACCGAGACCGGGCGGTACTTCTCAACCGCCCTAAATATTCGGGCACACGTTTCGTTAAGTCCCCACTGTCCCTTGTCGATTTCATTAACCCACCAGTGTCCGTCATCGTCCACAAAGACAGTTGAAATCGCCGTGGAATCGCGGCGCTTATTCTTCTTTGCGCCTGCGCTCGCAAATCCTGCCAAGTCAACAGCGACGTAGTAGTCGCCGTCGCTTCGGGGTCCCTTCTCGACGATCTCGAAGTCTGCTTCATTAAAGTATTCACTCCCTTGGGCGTCAAAGCTCGCCATGTATTCTTGGTTAAACGACCACCGCGGCAGCGTCTTCTTGGCAGCCTCTATCTCAGATCGTCGGACAAACGGGTTGTCATAGGTTGTCAGGTGCCAGCGCTCGTAATCCTCCCACTCACCTGCGCCCTCATAGAGGTCGTAGAACCAGTTGCGGCCCTCAGGGGTCCCGATAAAGATGCAGCTGCCCATCCGGTCGGATAGGGCGGGTCGCAGGATGTTGTTGAACACGTCCTCCTTAATAAACGCCGCCTCGTCCAGCACGAGGTGCTTTAGGCTGACACCCCGGAGGCTGTCGGGTCTGTCGCTGCCCTTTAGGTAGATACGGTTGCCGGCGATGTCCATCTCGAGGTTGTTAACGTTGGACCACTCAATCAGGTCCCCCGCGATGTCAAACAGGCTGTGCCACATCACGTCACGGGCTATGCCCTGCGTAGGGGCCACGTAGAACGTCTTGCCGGGCTTGCCGTTAAGCGCGTTCAGTATCATCGACACCGCCGCAAGGTGAGACTTGCCGCAGCGTCTGCCGGCCGCTATGACCTTAAACCGTGCGTCGTGCTGCAGCGCGTCCTTTTGCCAGTCAAGCAGCTCAATATCAAGGCTGGACATCTACGCATCCTTTTCGCTTGTCGCGTTATCTATTGTCACAGGGGCGTCAGGCCCGACTTCTTTTTCTTGGGTCAGGCCCGTGATGTTGATCTGTATGCCGCCGGTTCCCTTGTGCTTGTCTTCCATGGTGAAGCCCATAACAGGCAGCGCCCGGTCCATAATTAGTTTCATGGCGGCCATCTGGCCCGAATGCGTGTCATCCATGGCAATTTCCATGCTCTTTTCCACAACCTTTAGGGTCATGGGGTTGGATAGGAGTGCTGCGCGGTAGCGGGACATCTGCTCTTTGGTCTTACGGACCGAGAGCGGTTTAACGGTGTTAGCCATATGCACACTCTCCACGGGCGGTGCGGTTTCGGTTGTTCTCCCACGTTGTTACTAGTCGCAGGTTCTCAATGCGGTTATCGCCGCGAACGCGGTTAATGTGGTCGATTACCATGAGGCGGGGGTCTGTCCCGCATTCTGGCGGGCTGGATGGGTCTACGCCATGGTGTATGGCCCACGCGATGCGGTGAGCGTATCTAGCCCCAAACTTGAGGTAGCCCTTAGATACTCGGCCGGTCTTGCCGGTCTTTTTCTGGGTGACGACGCCGGTTTCGGGGTCGTAGTCGTAGAGGTCCCTCATCATCTCTGGGGGATAGGTAACTTGCGAGACCTTATCATCTAGGCGCCTCACCCACTTTTGCAGGGGTGCATCGCCAAGGGGCAGGTCCATAATATCGTTGACGCTTTTGTTTCGCATAAGATTGTCCTCTCGGGTCTTTTTCGAAAATTGGCTTTTGGCAAGTGGGGGCGCCTACCGCAACAATTACCGGAAGCTGAGCCCCCTCCGGGGGGCCTCGGTGGTCGACGGTCAGGATTTGCACGCTCTAAAGTGTGATGTGCGTCACAGTATTGGGGCTGATCTACCCAAGCCTAACCATAATGACCCTGAGACCCGCATAGATACTGAGCTGACACCCTGATCAGTAATCAGGTCGCAGTGCCTGGGGCAGCGGACGCGAGGGCCGGTGAGGCACAGGCGAATGTCTCTGCGCGTGCCACCATGGGCAGTTTA